GTAAGATATTGTTCCCGACTGGTGTAATGTACCGAGTCGTCAAAACTAACACAGCGCGCGTGATTTCACGCACCCTTCAGACAGTGCAGCTGTTTGCATGTGCCGCGGGCCAGTTCAACCCAAAGCCCATCATCACTGCCTTTCTGAAGTTTGAGACCCAGTTCACTTTGTTTGGCCTGATTTCCCTAGCGGTCATCAGGCTGAAGAAGTGGCCAAGTGGTTTCCCGCCACCGCTAGCAACACGTCAGACCACGACGTGCCTGGCGGCTATAATGGCGATGAGCCCAGCATTATGGCTGGCACTGGACTGGTGGATTAACAACCCATCTCGTGCAGTTGTCAGCAAAATTCTGGCGCGAACATGCGTGGGTCCTCAGGCTTCAGCTGACGACCTGCGCCCCGCTTTCACTAATTTGGTGATAACCCCTGCTGCCCCAACGCGCAATCACTCACACGGCCAGGCCGCTGCTACTCGCAGCCAGGCCGGCCGGTTCATTGATGAGATTGCGGAAAAGGTTGGCCTCACCCCCTATTACTACCAGATGTCCCGGCACGACATCAGGAGGGGGCGTGAAGGATCGAGATCTTTCTACTGGACAAAGGACTGCCAAGTCCTACCGAGAGAGACGAGCATCAGCGGGTGCCACCTGCTGGCTATGGTTGATGTTGATTACTACGTGGATATGCCCGAGTTCCTCAACAACCACTACAATCCAGTTATCCTCTATACAGTATACCCTACGGCTACGGCTTGTACGGGGAATAATTTAGATTATTCATTTACTTTTATGGAGGACAACACCATGGATTATAGAGCTTCAGGTGGTGCCCATTATCGCCACCACGTATGGAATTATACCGCAGACAACTTCAAGGTTGTCAGTTACACATGCGGTATACCAACACGCATGACTTCATACCTCGTTGATACGAGACAAGTTGACGCGCACCACTCCTTAGTCCTTTTGACACCGTTCGCGCGGTGGGAGTGGGCCAGTGCGGCACTTGCTGACAAGTACATGGACGGGTCGCCTCTCTTAAGGCTGACACCGTCCGTTGTTCTGTCAGGAAGTAGTTATGCGAGGTTAATGGTTGTAGTGAAGGGGTCTGAGAATTACATCTCAACATCCTTGTGTGGGGAGTACGAAGCCGCGATCGTGCCTTGTCGTTATGACGAGGCCATTGCGACGACGGCTACCCTGACCAAGAATAACCTGCAAGTAGCATCAGTTCAAGCGTTTATAGACGCTGATCTTGATGATGCCATCAGCATGCGAGACAAAAGATCGCGTGCGGCTATACTTACCAGGTTTCACAGGGATGCGGTGGGGTACAAATCACCCCCACCGGTTGTAGCTCCAGTTGCTGGGGCTGTCCAGGCGTATGACTATTGTGTTGCACCATGGGATTTTGATGATACCTATAAATTGGTTTCGTTCATGAATCCATTCATTGATGCAGCGTTCACTCCGGTTAATTCGGAGGCGAATGACAAGGCCTTTATCAAAGGCCGCGTCACTAGCATAGCTCATAAGCCAGGAACGCCCCCGCTTACCCCTTTCTTAACTAACGTGGTAAGAGAATTTGTTGAATGCTTCCTCCCAATAAGAGGCACTCACGAGCCCACGGACTTGGATGAAGTCTACGAACGCCAGGGCCGCCCATCCCAGAGGCAAATCCTAGAGTACGCTAACTATGACGAGTACGACAGCACTGTCAAATCGTTCATTAAAGCCGAAGCTTATGGAGAACCGAAGGATCCGCGCGGCATTTCCACAATTTGTGGACCTGACAAGAGAGACTACTCCCAGTTTATTTATCCACTTGCTGACACCATCAAAACCATGGATTGGTATGCCTTTGGCAAACCACCGGTTGAAGTGGCGTCGAGAGTGGCCGAATTATGTTTGCAGGCAACAAATGTTTTGAATACTGACTTCAGCCGTTTCGACGGCCATGTGAGTCACATTTTGAGACACTTGGAACGGCAAATACTGTTAAGGGCGTATCCGAGAGAGTATCAGTCCGAACTGACACGGTTACATGAATCACAGATGAACAGAACCGCCATCACTACCTTTGGCTTTAAATATAGCACTGGTACGGCACGTTTGTCTGGATCTCCTGAGACCGCCGCGTTCAATTCACTGGCCAACGCTTTTGTCGCTTTTCTTGCTTTCCGCAAATCAATAGACAACGTCACGGGACAGTTCTACACACCCCGCAGGGCCTGGCAAAAGCTGGGCATCTACGGAGGTGATGATGGACTGACCACAGACGTTAATCCGAAGATTTACGAGAAGGCGGCTACCGATATTGGTTTGAAGCTCACAGCCAGTGAGGTCAGACGGTCTGATCCCGGGACAAAGGTCACATTCCTTGCCCGGTATTACTCCCCGTCCGTTTGGGAAGGAGATCCTAGCAGTTGTTGCGACATTCCACGCACTCTAACAAAATTGCACACGTCACCAAGACTCAATGTCTTGCCGACGGTCAAAATGTATGAGAAACTGCTTTCTCTTTCCTACACCGACAGCAACACCCCCATCATTGGCCCGCTTGTTAAGCGCGCCCTTTATTTAGCGGATGAGAAGGTTATTGAGTATGCTGAGAAACACAAAGAATTGTTGTCCCCACTGAGAAAGTGGGTTGACTCAAACTTTGATCTCTCAGTTAACTCTAACCAACCCCCGAATGATGACCATTGCTTATGGATGGATACGTATGCTCGAGAGAGCCTCGCTCCATTTAACTTTGATCACGAGCAGTTCCACGACTGGTTGCAGGGGTGCAACAGTCTAGAGGACATGCTCAAAGCACCCACCTTTGGAGAACCCATACAGTTTGTTCCCAAGGTGCCCGTGCGCATTGGCGGTGAGATCTTCCACCCGCCACCTGCGCCGGCTACTGTGAAACTACGAGCTGCAAGTAGGCTGCAGACGCACAGAAAGCCGGGGAGTACGTCAAAACCCCCAATTAAGGTAGCTGATCAAAGAAACTCACCACCGCAAGAACGACAGCTGCGTCACAATCGTGACGGCGCGCCCCGAGGCAAAAAGGAATTTGCACGAGGAGTGAAAACACCTGGACCTGTTGGCCATGCCCGTCTGCATGATAGGCCCCCAGGGAGAACACACCTCGCGAATACCGGCTTGCCGAAGGAGGACGATAGACCGAAGCCTGGGCCCGGACCACACGGAAGTGTTAAGTCACATTCCGTCTCCCGGCCCCGCAAGGCAACTACCGTACCCAGCGCAAGTGCACCTGACCTGAACAACCAGGTGCGCGAACAACGCAGCGCTCAGACGCGGAAGAGTGAGAGGAGTGGCCAGCGCAAAGAGCGCTGGCTGGAGAGGAAGACTGGGAGCCCACGCGTGGGCAATCCCGGGGCCAAAGGCCCCGCGATTGCACACGAATAGGCTCCCGGGGCGATGGGGGCACACGAGGGCATCATGTATGGGTGATGTCCTGTGGAATTCAATTAATTTAAATTCGTGTTAACCCCCTGACAAATCCACAAATGTCCAAGAAACTAGCAAACCACGTGCCCGGCAAGAGCAAACTCCATGACACCTTTTGGTCCAAATTCTTTGGTGTAGCCAAAGAAGTTGCACCCGTCATCGCTGAAGCGATGACGACGGCGTTAGGAGTGCCCGAGGTGGGCGCAGCCGTGGGAACCATGGCCAACAAGGGATTCGGATACCTTGAGAAACTCTCCAAGAAGTCTCAAAAGAAGGTCCGAGCCGTGTTGGCCACCCACATTCTGCCACATGTCACTCGCAAACTTGGCAAGATGCATCCCGCAATAGCAGTATTGCGCGCACATGCCAATCCGGCCCCCACGGGGGCCACCGCCCTGTCGGCTAATTTGCCTAGCTACAACACCAACCGTGCCAAGTTCGGCAGCCAAGACCGCTTCACGCGTGCCTCGGCTCCACCGCTTGGCAAGATTGAGATGCAGCCAGCCGCCATGACAGATGTTATCCATTACCACGCTCCCATTACTGTGAACGTGCGTGATGGAGTTCGCGTCAAGCATGCGGAAATGATTGGAGAGGTTCATGTTGAAAATGATGGCAACGCCCGGATTCGCCGGTTCGAGATCAACCCTGGGTTGGCCTTGTTTAACTGGCTCCGGGGCATTGCCAATTCATACACATACTACCGCTTCCGCCATTGCCGCATCAGATACGTGCCACGGTCGTCCACTGACACCGATGGAACTGTTGCCATGGCGCCACTCTACACCTTTGAGCCTTTTCAACCAGGTGACCTCTCTTCGGATGAGGCCCTGATTAAAATCTCACAGATGGAAGATTCGGTGCAAACAGCCACATGGGCGGCTGCAGACATGGAGACGAACGTTTCCGCCATGTTTCCAGCAGACAATCTGAAGAAAAGAACACGCTACGGCGCAGCCCTTAATCGGCCTGGACACGACGCGTTCGACCTCCTGATCATCACTCAGCAACAGGAGGATCCTTCCCCCGTTCTCAAGATCGCGGGACAGATTTGGCTTGACTATGAAGTCGATTTCACAACTCCGACTGAGTCGAAACCTTTGCCTAATCTAGCCCAGAGAACGATCTACCTTGACACGGTGACGTTGACCCTGACGCCGCAAGATGAACCACTAGACCTGACCGCAGGTACTGGCACCTTCAGTGCACGCTGTAATGGCTTGGACCTGGTGATTAATGTCGATGACGACACTACTCCCACAGTCTATGCCTATCAGCTTCCACCTGGAGCGTATGTCATTACCATCGCGATGGCGGTTCACATTGTGGCCATGGGAATCAGTGCCCCACAGTTTGAAATAACTGGATGGGAGCATGCCAACGACATCGTTGATGGGGAGAGCCGCCCTCATCCCACTGGCGTAGAAATGCGCGTGGAAGGCGGCGGGGCAGTTCGTGCCCGAATGATTATGACCACCGGCGGAACAGCTGACCAAGATGGCAATGCTTCAATGAGCTTTCCCCTCTTGCGTTCAGAGGCTGACGCAGATGCCTACCCGTGGATCGGCTTCCGATGGAAGCACGACACGCTCACAGGCACCTCAGCCACTGCGATCCCGATGATTAGCATCGTTCCCTCTTAGAAAACCCTACCCACTTTTGATAAATAAAATTCAAACCCGGGCTCTAGATACTGAAGCATCTAGAGCAGACCTATCCGCCTTAATGATAGTCCGAATAAACAAC